TCAAATACAAATTCTGAAAGGTAGGGTGCCAAATCCCTGCCTTTTAGTTTTTGTAGTTCCCCTATTAAAAGGTCGCAGGTTTTTTCACGTCTCTCCCTTGCAGTTAGGCTCTTGTCAATCGACTGCGATAATTCTATTAAATCCCTCATTATTGGTTCTCCTTGATTACAATATTTAATTTTCTACAATATCAAATATTCCTTAAATATCACATTTTCAGCATTGATTCAATAAGATGCAGGTCTGTCACCTCGAATGTCACTTTCCCGCTTATGGGGTCGTTGTCTTCAAACCTCAGTCCCGAGAATATTATCCTTGCACTGCTGTTTTCACCTGTGACTGTACCTGCTGCATCATACACATCCGCCTCGCTGAATATATCCATTGACAGATAGCGTACATCCTCGCACAGTATCACCGATGCCAGTATCCTTTTCTCGCCCCTGTACCGCCTTCCGAGTATGTGGGCAATTACCTGTTCCTGCATTATCTCGACAGTACCCTCGAAGTCTGCCATTGTGTTACGGTTTCCGCATGATGTCCTGTAGAGCCTTGCGTTTTCGATTTTCAGTGTCTTTATTGTCTCTTTCATGTATTGTCTTCCTCTTTCGCCTTATTACATTGTATGATATTGGCATCTTTCGCAAATATCTCTCCAATTGCTTTTTTCTTTGAATTTATCAGGAATGCAGCTATCCTTTATCATTCCACTGGCAATATCTGAATACACTACACAATCACCAATTTCTATCAAATCATTAATCATAGGACACTTGACTGTATCATTTTCCATAGTTTAACATCACCTTAATAAATTCTTTTGTTTTATCATCATATTCGTCTATTATATATTTTTTTTAAAAAATCTTTCGGAAGCGAAATATTGTATTTTTTTATATGGTATGCAAGAAAATCACACCATTCGTATTCTCCATCATTGAAGATTAAAAAGCTAGGTGATATTTCCTCCCCTGTAATGCAATCTATGCTCGCTCTTGGACAACCTGCAGCACGTTTGAAACTAGTTAGGTATTCAACAACTTTATCCCTATCATAATCCACATTTTCAACAATGCTATCCTTTATACTTCCTGTGTTCCCATAGCTTATATGCATTTCACTAAAAAAACCAATTTGGTTCATTCTTCAACCCCCTTGTCGAATATACGCCATTTGCCAGTATTTCCGAATGGACTTCCGACATACATTGTCCCCTCGTCGGGTACATAATATACATCGTCATCAGGTGCCATAACTCTAACACCTAATTTTTTAGAAAGCTGTTGGGCAAAAGAATTATCTCCCTTACCTGTTTCACATGAAGCCAATCGTATATCTCCGCCTGAATATTTAGTTTCTTCTCGAAGATATTTTGCAAATTCATCTGCATTCAAATTGACTAATTTCCCATCAATCTTCTTTTGAACGCTTGACGGTGAACCATGCAGACAGACATCTTCAAACCCTTTGATTTCTTCTATGCTGAATGTTTCTATGTACATTGGGTCATTCTTATCAAATAGATTAATCTTTAGCTTAATTATATCAGAACCTGATGTATTTTCAATATTTTTATCAGCAACATACTTCTCCTTCCACTGCTCATACGTCATATTGGCTGGTATCTGGATGGTCTTGCCTTCCTCGTTTCTTGCCGCCCTTGTGCTGTCTTCGTCGTCATCTGGAAAGTATGGAACTGTCGTGCAGCGACAGCCAGTGTGAAGCGGGTTAACTGTAAGCCCTATCTCATATTCACTCATAGGGAAGTGTCTGCCGTCCATACTCTGGCATATCTTGCAGGTTTCATCGTCAAGAGATGCTAAAAACTCAAACTCTTCAACGCCAAGCTCCTTATAACATTCCTCCTGGCTTCTGGCGGCTATTGCAGATGATTCAGTCATATATACCCTGCCTATATTGACTTTTGATGCATTCATTTTCTTTGCAAGCTCGTCTATAGCCTTTCTAGGATTCTCACCCCTGATTATGTTCTGTATGAGGACTTCATTGAGGTTATTTACAAGCTTATCTTTGTTCTGCCATATCCTGTCAGAAAAGTTTTTCCCATCCATTGCCCATGCACTGTCAATTGCCGTCCTAACCCTCCTCGTGTCAAGGGTGTTGAATGCATAGCCCACGCCTGTGCCTTTTTGGATTTCAAATGCCGTCCTGTAATAGCCCTCCGTGTATATGTCCCTCAGCATTGCATCCACATTGTCGTTTAGGTTTCCATACAGTACCTCGCACTCCTGCTGCACCTGGAGCTTTATCGCCTCCAGCCTGTTTATATGGACCTTTGCGGATGCATTGTTTAAGGCTTCACGCCACTGGTCGCTGTAATCGAGGCTCTCACCCTTCTTGATGTATTCCTCCACCGTCCAGTGGAACTCCTCAAGCTCGTCCTTCCTTAGCAGCTCCTTTGCTGCTGAAAGGCTTATCTCGTTATTATCCGCAAGCTTGGCGTACCACAGCTCTATATCCCTGTTGATGGATGCCTCGGTCTTCCTGAATTGTTCCTGGGCATATTCGTAATAGCCCCTGGTCTTTTTATATTGCGCCTCCTCGACCTCCGTCATCCTCTTTTTCCAGTAATCACCGTTTGGCATTTATCTCCTCCCAGCGCCCATTGTCTTCATGGTGTTGTCTATGTTATTGTCTTCAGGGCTGTTCTTGTTGTAATTATTGCCGTTGTCATCATCGTCATTATCCTGACCGTCCTGCCTGAATGCCCCGCCGTAAAGCATTGCATCCTGCTCCTTCTGTGCCTCTTCCTTCTCCTTGGCTATCTGCTTTAGCTCCGCTTCGGCGTCATCCACAAACGGGTGGTTTCTTACTATGGTTTTCTGTGAAAGTATTCCCGTACTCTGTACGCACATTGTCGCTATCTCCGACTCAGACCTTATAGCGTTGCGTGTCCATGTCTGCAGGATGTCATCCTGGTCAATTCCAAGGTGTTCGCATATCACTGTGACAAACTCCTCAAATCCGACCCTGAACTCCGTCTCCATAAGCCCCGCCTTCAGTTCCAGGAGTGAATACATGAACTTCAGCGCCTCGCCCGATGCATTTCCGTAATTCTCAGGTTGTGGGTCTATGCCCTGCCCCTGCTCGAATATCTCCTTCCTGGTCATTGAAAGGAGCTTCTCCCTTGCCTCGACTGGTATGTCTATTGTGAGTGTGGAAAGTCCCGGGTTGTCGCTGTCGCTGTCAAGCTTGACCGTCTTGAATTTCTTAAGGTCATGGAGAAACTCCTTTAGGTCAGTCCCGCCGTATCCGCTCAGTATGAATATTATCTCCTGTATGTCCTCCAGGTCGTTTACAAATCCGCTGTACACCTTGTCGTAGGTGTCGATTAGGGTCTTTATCTTGTCAAGGTCGCCCGTCTCTGTATCCTTGTTGAAAAACGGGATAAACGGCACACGCCCCTGGTTATGTAAATAACGTTCGCCATCCCCCGATATGTCTATTATGCAGTGCCCGAACATTGAATAATATGCAAGCGTGTCAATGCTGGCTGATACCTCGTAACAGAACGATTCACATTCATATTCGTTCCAAATCTCATATATCACGTATCTCTTGCCGTCATCAAGAATCTTGCTGTAAGTCCTCATTACTGCCTCAATCTCCCTGTCAAGCTCGTCCGTCCATACGGGTATAATCTCCCTGCTGTCCACCACTCCGTAGCGGAACCTGTCTTTTTCGTCAATCCAGTAATGCAGCCATGCTACACCTGCGTTTGAAGCGTCCACGCACAGCTTCTTGCACACCTTTGTAAACTTTGCACCCAGCAGTTTTGAAATTGCCTTGTTATTCTTACTGCTGCCCACGTCAAACAACGGCGGGTATGTGAATGTGTATGAAGCCTTCTGGTCTACAAGGAGCCCGTGGAAATTATGGGATATACGGTTGTCTGCATTCCTCAGGGGGTTCTCATCATCACCGTCCGCACTGTCCGCAGCCTTTTTGTCCTTTTTGAAGATGATGTCATTTTGGTTGAGGTAATACCTCTCGGCTGTATCAGCCTTCAGGACAAACGCACTGTGTCCCGCCTCGTATTCTTTTATAAGCCTCTTTGCAGCTTCCAGTTCCATAGATTTTACACCTCGCCTTATTTTTAG